TGTTCTCGTAGGCAGATACCAAGACACGAACCTCATCTAATTGCATTAGTAGATTCGCCTCTTGCTGCTTTAATGCATCAAGCCGTTGTTGTAGGTGTTCCATTTACTCGGCTGCTGCTTCCTCAACCACTACGGGCGTTGGAATCATCGCCCAAGCATCGTTGGCAAGGGTGCGGTAGTAGCCATCAACTCCCAATACCTCATCGGCAGCAGGGTCGTTTACTGCAAGCACGGTGCGCCAATAAGATGAAGCGATTACGGCTCCGTCTTTGGTAACGTCTGTGGTTTTGCGAACTGCGATAGTTCCGTCTAATTTGACGTTGAATTCGCTGATGTAGATTACTTCTTCAATCATTTTTTTGTTGTTTAATCGTTTTCTAAATAGTTATGCGGCTTCGTATGTTACAGTTACATAAATGTCTTGGTCGGCATCGGTGTAGGTTGATGAAAGAGAAGTTGCGGCATTATCATTCAAAAACAAATTAATTGTTGTTGCATTTGAGTTAACGAAGCCCGTTACAGAAACCGCAGTAGGCAAGCCCGTTAGACCAAAACTAAGAACAGATGGGATTGCCCGTGCGGTACTATTTACGGAAGTAAATGGCAAGCCACTAATTTGCACATCACCAACTGCTCCGTTCTCATTAAAGCTCAAGTAAATTTGAACTTGAACGGTTCTGCCAATTTTAGTGTATCGCCCAAATTGAGTTGCGTAAGTAGGTGCGCCACTTGTAGAGTAAGCAACAGACGGAGTAAAAGTGCCTTCTTCGTAGTCATCAAGGGCGTTGGCTGCTGCGGTGTCGGTTCCAAATTTTATACCCTGCGAATCAATCGTTAAGATTCTTGTTCCACGAGCGGCAGGAGTGGAGTTGGCGGTTGAATAAAATATCAAACTGCGACTATTGCCAATAACAATGTTTGCGTCTTTACCGCTTCCTGCTGACGATAAAAACAAAGCACCTTCGTAAGTATCTTGACCAACTACGGCAAGCACGTTGTCTTGCGCTGCCTTTTCAAGGTGAAGCAATGCAGTAGGCGAAGTCGTGCCGATGCCTACGTTGTTTGTAGTTCCGTTGATAAAGAATGGAGTTCCTGCGTTCGTTAAATTGTTGATAGAAAAACCCGCATCAATAGAAAGCGTATTGTTTTGAATCTGCCAAGTTGGAACTCCTGTGCGCTCAATGCGGATAAAAGGTTCAGTCGCATTCAAAGTCAGCATTGCAGAAGGCACGTTTGTGCCAAGACCTACCCGTGCCGTAGAGAGAGCAAGAATTGAATCATTACCCAAGCCATCAGATAGGTATTTAGCCGTACCGCTTAATGGCCCGTTGTCCGTAACCTTGATTAGGCTATCGTATGTGTCCTGTGGGGTTGTCCCCGTTAATGTTGTTCCCATTTCTAATTATTCCAAGTTGTTGACCAAGTATTCCAAATTTCTTCTATCAACTGCCAAGCACCTTGCTCGTTGTTGCCGTAAAGGTTAGTAGTAGGATGACCATAAGACAATGGCTGAACCATACCCCAAGAGATACTATTCGTTGCTGCTGCTTGACCCCAATAGATGTCATTGTTTGCTGCTCCTTGTCCCCAATCGCCTTGAACTCCCATTGTCTAAATAACTCTTTAACTTCACAATGTTGCTACGCTTCGGAGTGTAGGTCTGTTTCTTGCCACTCATAAAACCCAAGAGCTGAAGTTAGAGTCAGTATCGGGGTAAACGTCAGCATTGTTGTTGGCGTTGTATTCGGGGAATGAGGCTTGGTTGTAGCTCATATAAGTGATGAACCTATCCGTATAATACTGCGCCAAGTCACGAGCCTTGCCGACCAAATAGTCAACCTCAATCTTCTCTGCGGTTGTGCTATTCTCGGAGTTGTGCTTGAACACCCCACCGTTGCCGATGGTATAAGCAGCAAAAGGCAAGTACTCCACCATCGCGTAGTGAATCAACATCGGCTGCAAGTAATCATTCACCAACGCCAAGTAAGGGTTGGCAAGAGTATTGGCGATGATGTCATTGCTGATCTTGTCGTAGAGTTTCGTTCCCGTATAGTTTTGCAGGTGTATCTCCTGCGCAATCTTAATGAACTGAATGAACTTGTCCGTGTCCACGTTACCGCCTATTGCGGTGTTGCGAACCAAGTCCTCTCGTTTAATCCATAATGCCGTTGCCATATCTTAGTTTTTATATCCTTTTGTTGGTGTTTCAATAGGGGCGATAGCAACCATCGGGTCATTTTTCTCGGGGCGGAACCCCATACGAATGGCTTGGTTTACGTTGATAATATCCGTGCCGTTCAAAGAGCCTCCCCCGTAAATCTTGCCCTCTTTAGTTAGCTTCTTGCGGTAGATTCTACGCTCCCAACGATGGTGGCAGTTAGCACCGCCCTTGTAAAGCCATACGCTATACCTTTCACCCTGTGCTTCTGCTCCACCCTTTGAACTCAATGCCTCTACATCCTCCTTGCGGTAAACCCTTTTAGCACCTATCAACGTGCGGCATAGCAAACGGCTTTCACCCTTTGGGTCTTTTTTAGTTCCTACCGCATAGAAGTAGCGCACCTTGTAACGCTCCGTGTCTTGCTCGCTCTCCTGTTGCGCTGCAAGGTCGGTGCGTGAGTTGAGGTATGCCTCTACATCGTATTCTGCTCCTTCATCCTCAACAATGTCAGCCGTGATTAGGTCAAAGTCCTGCATCAGCTCCTCCTCGCTTTCGCCAAGACTTTCAATGTTCATTAGCAACTCTGCTGCAAGCTCATCACGCAGGAAGGGGCGATTGTCTTGCTTGGCAAGTTTCACGCCTGTCTCCTCCTCACGAGTCTCCATATCCATAGGCGTAACTACGTCTTCGGTGAACTCCAAAGGCTGAAGGGTCTTGAAGTACAAGTTGAGGCTGATGTCGTTGTACGCAAGAATCATATCAATGCCGTCAATGATAATCTCCTGCTTGGGGCGAATAACAAGGTTATCCAAAAGCGTGGAAGCGGTCTTCAGCTCATCAGCGTTATTGCCTAATCCCGAATTGTCCTTGATGCCTAAAAGCATAGGGCTTACGATACGATGCGAGACCATTATCTTCTGCGTTGCTTCAGCACTCAAGAACTGATACTGCTCTGCGGCATCCGATAGCTGAACGGGGTCAACCGTTGCTGCAAGGTCTTTGTTGTCATTGAACGCAAGGATAAACTTACCCGAGTTTGAGCTGCCGCTAAACTTCGTGGCTATCTGCTGCTCTATGCTCCTGCGTTCTTCTTCACTCGGTACTCCGTTGTTGAAGTTGATAAGCATTGAAGGCGCAAGGCCGTTCTGAATGTTGTTGATGTGGTAGTTTGCAATCTCCTCCTCAAGCTCTGCGTATGGAAGGCCACCTTGATAGTCCACAGGGGAGTAGTAATAGAATCCTGCTCGGTAGGGCTTGATGTAAAGTATCTCCAAACCCTCACGGCTCTTGCCAAATGCAGGGATGCGTACCGCAGTCTCTCTCCTGCCTTTTACGTCTTCCCAATCCTTTGCGTAGTAGTAAGCCTCAATCTCACCATCTTCGTTGCACCTTGCGGCTCGTAGCGTCTCTACGGGGATGTGCTGCACCTCTACGATGGTGTTGTGGTCTTGCGAGTACACGACCTGAAAGGAGCATTGCCCCATCATCACATAGTCCGCTACGACCTTCTGCAAGCAGGCTTTCGTAAACAAGCCACGCATCGCTGCGTACTCGCTCGGCTTCTTGGCAGAGTCCGTTGCATCCAAGCCCTTGCCAAAAGTCATATCCATCAAAGAGTTGAGGATAGCGTTGTTGGTGGGTGAGCCGTTATACCTGTCAATTAGGTAGCCGAAATAGTCGTTGTTGTCTCCGTATTCTACATAGTCCTTGCCCTGCACCTCTTTAACGACAGGTGTGGTATAGGAACTGAAGTTCACAACGTGGACTTTAGATGATGATGTACTCATTGTCATAGCTTGTTTCTTCGGTGTAGACGTTTTGGTTCACCGTAAATTTCTCGTAATCTGTTTGCGAAGTTACGAATACCCTATCCCGATATATTAGATTTCCCGATGCGAATACCTTTAAGCCATAGAATCTATTGTTGACAAGGCTGAACGTGCCTGTGAGGGTCATAAAACCATTAGCAGAGGCAGCCGTGACCGCAGGTGTTGCGGTGGTGTTT